TTAACAGATATCCAAACAGAATTTGGAGGATCTAATCCTATTTCAATTTCTGAATATTATGCAGGTGGCTCATTTGTAAGTCCATCTGATTCAGCTCCTAATGGACCTATTCCTACTTCAGGACAAATTTCAATGGGACAGTTTAGAGGAGCAGAAAAAGCAATTGCTCTTGATTTCTTAGTCGTAGCTGGCGGAGGAGGCGGAGGCGGTTGGACAGGCGGAGGCGGTGGAGCTGGAGGTTATAGAACTTCATCTCAAACATCTTTACCTGGAACAACTATTTCTGTATCTGTTGGCGGAGGAGGATCTGGTGGATCAGGACCAGGAGGAGTTTCTAATGGAGGTAATGGAGGAACTTCTTCTATTTCAGGATCAGGTTTAACTACAATTACGTCCGCAGGAGGCGGAGGCGGTGGAGGTATTCCTCTATCAGGTGGAAATGGAGTAGGAGCTGATGGAGGCTCTGGAGGAGGGGGAGGACAGGCTAACCCTTCAGGACCAGGGGGTAGTGGAAACGTACCATCAACATCTCCTTCTCAAGGAAATAATGGAGGTAATGGTGAAACACCTCTCTACGCATGTGGAGGAGGTGGTGGTGCTTCTGCGGCAGGATTAGATGGAAATAGTCCAAAAGGGGACGGTGGAAATGGAACAGCAAATTCATACACTGGACCATCTATAACTTATGCTGGTGGCGGCGGAGGACATAAATCTTACTCAGGAGCAGCAGGTGTTGGAGGATCTGGAGGAGGTGGTGACGGCAAATACGGTAATGGCCAAGGTACTGCTGGAACAGACGGTCTCGGTGGAGGCGGTGGAGGATCTAGAGATAGTGCTGGAAGAAATGGAGGATCTGGAGTAGTTGTTATTAGAGTGCTTACAGCAGATTACTCAGGTACATTTTCTGGAAGTCCTACTGTAGCTACATCTGGACCATACACAAGTTTAAAATTTACTGGTGGTGGGAGTTATACAGTATAATGGCTTATTTTGCAAAATTAGATTCTAGTAATGTAGTGATAGAAATTAAAAAAATAGCCAATGAAGCTATGTTAGATGAAAATGGAGTAGAGCAAGAAAGTAAAGGTATTGATTTATTAAAACAAATCACGGGTTGGGATAATTGGAAACAAACATCTTATAATACTTATCAAAATACTCATATATTAGGAGGAACTCCATTTAGAAAAAATTACGCAGTTATAGGAGGAAGTTATGTTCCAGAAATAGATGGTTTTGTTGGTATTAAACCACCTTATGATAATTTTACTATTAACCCTGAAACAGGTACTTGGGATGGCCCTATTCCAAAGCCAGAGGGGAACTATGCTTGGAACGAACAAACACAATCTTGGGATTTAATAGAATATTAAGATTTACAATTTAAATTATTTCTTATATAAAAATAAGAATGATAGAAGCAGTCATACATGGAATTTTTCCAACACCTCTTTATATCACTAAAATAAATAGAGAACTTTCTAAAAAAGAAATAGTTTTAATAAAAAAATCTAAAGTAAACTGTTATAAAAACGAAGGAAATATTACTTCAAAAGATAGTTATATATTAAACAATTCTTCTTTTAAAATTTTAAAAAAAGAATTACAAAAGATAATAGAAGATTACTTTGATAAAGTACTAAAGCCAGAAAAAGGAATAACCCCATATATCACTCAATCTTGGTTAAATTATACAGAAGAAAATCAATATCATCATAAACATAAACATCCTAATTCACTTGTATCTGGAGTATTTTATATAGACTGTCATGAAGAATTAGATAAAATTTATTTCTTTAGAGAAAGCTATTTTGCTATTGCTCCTAGAATAAAAACGTATAATCCATTTAATTCTGAATCTTGGTATTTTCCTGTAAAAACAGGAGATGTAATACTATTTCCATCTTCTTTAACTCATATGGTTGTAACAAAACAAGGAAGTAATACTAGAACAAGTTTAGCTTTTAATGTTTTTGTAAAAGGAAATATAGGTTCAAAAGAAAGTTTAACAGAATTGATAATATAGTTTATGAAATCTTTTACTTTTGATTATCCTATTTTTATAGAGGATTTAAATTTAAGTAAATCATATATAAAAAATGTAAAAAATAAAAAATTAAAACAATATGATTTTAATGAAAATAATTTTTTTGATAAAGAAGATATAAATTTTTCTCTAGAAACAAATAAAGAGATACAGCAATTTTTATTAAAAGTAACTTCAACTTTGTCTTACACTAAATATAAATTAGAAAAAACATGGATTCAAAAATACAAAGAAAACGATTTTCATGATTGTCATATACACGGAGTAAATACTTTTTCTTTTATTCTTTACATAGATTGTAGTAATAAATCTTCTAAAACACAGTTTTATAATATAGGTTATCCTTACATATCTAATAAAACATTTACCATATCACCTAAAATAGGAAGATGTATTATATTTGATGGAGCCATACCTCATGCTGCTTTACCTAATAAAGATAATAAAAGATTAGTAGTAAGTGGAAATATTGTATTTGAATAATTTATGATTAAAAAATTTCCTAGTGATAGTTTTATATTAGGAGGGTATGTCTCCAGTAAAGTATGTAATGAAATAATAGATCACTATAAAAAAAATAAACATAAAACACATGAAGGAGAAGTTGGAACAAAAGGAGTTGATCATAAATCAAAAATTAGTAAAGAACTTATTTATAGTCACGTAGATTTTTTTAATATGTTCCCACAATATGCAGAAGAACTGAGTAAAATATTAAAAATATATTTAAAAAAATACTTTTATGCTGATCGGGTAAATAAATTTTCTGTTTTAGATAATATTAAAATACAATATTATAAACCTAATGAAGGTTATTTTGTTTGGCATTTTGAAAATAATGGAAATATATTTACTATTCAAAGACATTTAGTTTTTATGACTTATTTAAATGACGTTAAAGATGGTGGTACAGAATTTTTTTATCAAAAAATAAAAACAAAAGCTGAAAAAGGATTAACTTTAATTTGGCCCGCTCATTGGACACATACCCATAGAGGAATAGTAAGTAAGACAAAAGAAAAATATATTACAACAGGTTGGTTTGATTTTTCTAAAGAATGACAATGAAAAAATTAACAATTGAAGAACTTTTAAAAAAATATTATATCAACGATGAGTTTTGTTGGGGTATAAATACAGTTATTGAATCATTTGATCCAGATGCATTATATGACTTAACTTCAGCTGGTGAATTTATTTTAGATAAATGGTGCAGTGATTTACCACAACCAACTAGTGAAGAAATAAAAGAAGAATACATTAGACAACAAACAATAGCGGAATGTATAGAATATTTTAAACAAAAAGGAGTTAAATTTTAATGAAAGAAATATCCTACTACGTTAGAAAATATAAAATTATACCTGAAGAAGTTTGCAAAGCTTCAGTAAAAAAATTAAGTAAAGAGAATTGGCAAAAACATCAATGGTATAATGCAGTAACAAAAAAATCTTATTCAAGAGAAGCTGATCTTGATGTGTTGTATGATAGTAAAGTGATAGATGATTTAAATCCATTTACAAATAATGCGGTTGGTTTATATTTAAAAGAATTTGAAGATACAGTATTTGAAAGAACTAATATTCGTTTTAATAGATATAAAAAAAATCAACGAATGGATTCTCATTATGATCATATAAGAGATATATTTGATGGTACCAGAAAAGGAATTCCAGTGCTATCTATCTTAGGTTTTTTAAATAGTGATTATGAAGGAGGAGAGTTTTATTTAGCAAATGAAAAAATAAATACTAAAACAGGAGATATACTTATTTTTCCTAGTTGTTTCTTATATCCTCACGAAGTAAAGAAAATAACAAAAGGTACTAGATATTCTTTCATAAGTTGGGGTTTTTAAATTAATGAAAAAAGTAAAAATTTTAAATAATCTTTTTTTGCAAGAAGAAAATAATGAAATATTATTTCAATTATGTAATACCAGTTGGTTTATTGCTTTTGAATCTACACCTCGTCAAGAACAGCTTTTTGTTTGTAAAAAACATTTAGGATTTTCTCTTATTTCAAATGAAAGAAATAATAATGAAGATGTAATATTAAATAATTTTGCAAATAAAGTAACTGAAAAAGTTCTTTCTAAATTAAATATAAAAGGAAGAATAAGTCGTTTTATGTGGAATCATTATTTATCTAATCAAAATTCTTCTGTGCACACTGATCATAATCAAGATAACTTTATATCTATTATTTACAATTTACATACTACAGACGGAGGAACAGAAATTGATAACAAATTTTATCCTGATAAAGTTTCACAAGCTAAAGTATTTAAAAGTAATTTGTTACATAGAGGAATAGGTCCTAAAAAAGATGTTGTAAGGTTTAATCTTAACATTATTATTGAAATATGAAATTAATTCCAGTATTAATATAACTTGCACATAATATGAAAAAAATAACTATTTTAGGAAGAGGAAATGCAGGATGTTTGTCTGCTATGCATTTTTATAAATACAGGGGAACAAAAAATAAACCTGTAGAAATTGAAATGATTTACGACCCAGAAATTCCTCCAGTGCCCACAGGACAAGGAACACTGCCTGAATTTTCAAAACTCTTGTGGACATGTTTTGGTACATCTACTTTTGAAGGAATTCCTATGAAAATAAAAACAGGGATTATGTATGAAAATTGGGGAACAAAAAAAGAAAAGTTTTTACATGAGTTTCCTTTAGGAACATACGGATTACATATTTCACCAGCTGATTTTCAAAATCATGTTTGTAAAAATTTACAAATTAATTTTAAAGAAAAAAAAGAAAACATACTTACTTATGATCAAGTAGATGCTGATTATATTATAGATTGTAGAGGAACGCCTAATGATTTTAAAGAATATGATACTTTAATAAATCCAATCAATTGTGCTTTATTAGCAAATTTACCTAAAAAAAATAATGATGTTATATGGACACGTTGTGTAGCAACTTTAAATGGATGGACTTTTTATATACCTTTACCAGAAACAACTTCGGTAGGATATTTATTTAATTCAGATATAACTTCAAAAGAAGAAGCAGAAAAAGATTTTAAAAATATTTTTGAAGTAGAAAAAATAAATCAAGTTTTTCCTTTTAAACAATATATTGCTAAAAATCCAATTATTGATAGTAGGGTTTTTTTGAATGGAAATAAATTATTTTTTTTAGAACCATTAGAAGCAACCGCTATGAGTTCTTATATGCAAGTAAATAGATATATTTGGGATTTTTTATTTAATGATATACCTGAAGAAAAAATAAATGAAGCAATTAAAACAAGTTTATATAATGTTCAAGATTTTATTTTATGGCATTATGGAATTCAATCTAAATTCGATAGTCAGTTTTGGAAATATGCTAATGACTTATATAAAAAAAATAAACCAAAAAGTATAAGAAATGTACTATTTGCTATGGACAATTTAGATGAAAAACGAAAACATTTTTTAAGAGATAGTGGTTTTTTATTTGCTCAATGGGGCCTTCACTCTTTTAAAAATTGGAAGGAATCAGTATCTTTTATAAAATGAGTATAGTGGATAGATTTTCTAAAAATCTTTCTAACATAGAGTACCCCAAAGAAAAATGTTCTTGGAATATATCTGGAATGATATTAAATAAATCTAATCAAATATTTAAATTTGATGTTCGTCCTATGTTTGAGATGCCTAGTGGAGAATTAGGTAAAACAGGAAGCACCTCTAGTAGAGCAGATAAAATGGTATTTGAAACAAAGAAAGAATGGATAATATTAGATACATTAGAACTTAATGAATACGTTAGAAAACAAAACAAAAAATGTTTTAATATACAAGAGTTGTTTAAAGATTTATCTTGGAATATTGTGCTAAATAAATAAATTCTAGGTTCTATACTACTTGTAGATTTTGTTGTAAAATACATCATGGCTTTAAGAAAAATACCATTCAGACCAGGATTTAATAAACAAATCACAGATACTCAAGCAGAAAATGTATGGGTAAATGGTGATAATGTTAGATTTAGATATGGTATGCCGGAAAAAATAGGGGGTTGGCAAGAATTAGTTAATCAAACAATGGTAGGGGCAGCTAGAGCTCAACATGTATATGCAGATTTAGATGGTCGTAAATATGCTGCGTTAGGTACTAATAGATGTTTATATATTTATTTTGATGGGGACTTATATGACATAACTCCAATTGATCCCGATAGACAACAAACTGGAGCAGATATTACTACAACCAATGGTTCTACGACTGTAACAATTACAACAACTGCATCTCATGATCTTAGTGTAGGAGATATTGTTACTTTTGAAAATGCTGGATCTTTTACTGCAGGACAAACAGATTATACAGCATCTGACTTTGATGATGTTTTATACGAAGTAAAAACTGTACCTACTACTTCTACATTTACTATACAAATGGCAAGTGCAGAAACTGGTACTGGTGCTACAAATGATGGAACACTTGATCCATTGCCTTATATTAAAATAGGACCACTGACACAAACAGGTGGTTATGGATGGGGTGCATCAACTTGGGGTGCATCAACTTGGGGAACAGCACGTACTACAACTACAGTAGATATTGATCCTGGAGTATGGTCTTTAGATAATTTTGGACAAAATTTAATTGCTACGGTGCACAACGGTAGAAGTTTTCAATGGCAACCAATTCAAGCTGATCCAAATGCATTAACAACTCGTGCAACTTCGATCACTAATAATCCAACTAAATCTGTTATGACAATTGTATCAGATCAAGACAGGCATTTATTTCATCTAGGAACAGAAACAACTATTGGAACACCTTCTTCACAAGATAAAATGTTTATAAGATTTTCAGATCAAGAAAATATATCAGATTATCAACCTACTTCTGTAAATACTGCAGGAACATTTAGGATTGATAATGGAACACAAATCATTGGAGCAACAAAAGGTAAAGACTACATTATGATTCATACCAATACTTCTGCATATGTATCACAATTTGTTGGTCCTCCTTTTACTTTTTCAATAAGACAAGTGGGTGCTAATTGTGGATTGATAGGTCAAAAAGCAACTGTTTTTGTTGATGGTGCAGTTTATTGGATGTCTGACGAAGGAGGTTTTTTTATTTACGATGGTACAGTTAAAAAATTACCATGTCTTGTAGAGGATTTTGTTTTTCAAACAACAGGAAGTAACTTAGGTATAAATAGATCTGCAGGAGAGTTAGTTTATGGAACTCACAATAGTTTATTTTCTGAAATATCTTGGTTTTACCCTAAGTCTGGTTCAGAACAAGTAGATAGAGTTGTTACATTTAATTACGCTGAAGGAACATGGGTCACAGGAACATTATCGAGAACATCTGCAGCAGACGCATCTATATTTGATAAACCTTATATGACAGAATTTGATGGAACTGTTGCTGGGTCATATCCAGTAGTAAATGGTATATCTGCAGATCAAGGAGCTTCTACTTATTATGAACATGAAACAGGAGTAAATGAAGTAGATTTTGATGGTAACAAAACTGCTATTCAAGCTTTTATTGAATCAGGAGATTTTGATTTAGATGATCAAGGAGACGGAGAGTTATTTATTAAAATAAGAAGATTCATACCAGATTTTAAAGTATTAAGTGGTAATGCTAAGATAACTTTGGATTTGAGAGATTACCCGAGTGACACTGCAACATCCTCGCCTCTCGGACCATTTACAATAAATTCTTCAACTGATAAAGTTGACACAAGAGCAAGAGCTAGACTTGCAGCACTTAAAATAGAAAATGATTCTACAGATGAAAATTGGAGATTAGGATTATTCAGAATAGATATTCAACCAGATGGTAGAAGATAATGGCAAAAATTACTGTACAAATTCCAGAGCCAAAAGAAGAATATGATGCAAATAATCAACGTCAATTAAATGCATCTTTAGAAACATTAAAAAACCAATTAAACTTTTCTTTTCAAGAAGATCTAAAACAAGAAGTAGAACGATTTACTTGGTTTAACACAAGGTACGGTTGTTAATGTCTCAAGGATGTAACAATGTAAATATAGAGCCAACTGTAATCGGTGGTGGAGACGGCTCTACGGCTTATGATGCATTTGGAAGATTAAGAGTATCTAATCCACTTACTATATTTGATTCTACAAATGTATTATCTAAAAATAATCTGTTCGATGAATCATTAACTGGATCAGGAACAGTTAGTTATACAGCAAATAAATCTACAGTTAATTTAAATGTAACTACAGCTAGTGGTGATAAAGTAATTAGACAATCAAAAAGAGTAATGTCTTATCAACCAGGTAAGTCATTACTTAACTTAAATACATTTGTAATGAATGCACAAGAATCTGGTTTAGAACAACGTGTTGGAATGTTTGATGCAA